GTGGGATTGCACAGTATGCGCTGCTGTCATATACTTTTCTCGCTGGTGATCGCAGTTGCCAGTGGCTTTTTCATGGAAGTCTCTCCTTCAAGTGAAAATTTACCCCGGGGTTCGCAAGACCTCGGGGTTTTTCTTTTCAGAGAAATTTCGTGTTCATGTGTTGCATTGTGCCACGAGTGTGCTACACTTTCAACATCGACACGGAAAATTTTCATCGTCATGACCTTCATCAACAAATCTGCGTACCTGACTGTCCGAGTGGCAGACAAGACGCGCCTCAAGTTTCACGCGAAGGCCAAAAAGTTCGGGACACCGAGCGAGGTCTTACGTGAACTCATCGACGCATTCATCGAAGATCGCGTCACCATCAACCCACCTGTAACCGGTAATCCCAAGGAGAAACTCTATGTCCCTCGAAGCCAAGATTGAAGCCCTGACCCACGCTGTCGTGGCACTCACTGCAAAACTGGAGTCTGCCAATGTAGCAGCCCCGGCACCCGTTGCACAAGCATCCGCACCTGTGGCAGCACCTGCCCCGGTTGCTGCGCCTGTGGTAGCACCTGCACCCGTGGTCGCCGCCCCAGTGATGCCCGCTCCTCCGGCATTCGTGGCTCCCGCACCTGCGGCTGCGCCGGTGGCTTCTGGTGCACCGTTTACCGACGGCAAAGGTCTGATCGACTACGTGATGACAGCATACAAGGCTCTCGGCCCTCAAAAGGGTGCCATGATCCAAGGCGTCCTGACTGGTCTGGGTTACCAGAACATCAACGATGTCAAGCCCGAGCACTATGGCGCTCTGTTTGCTGGTGTTGAGGCGCTGAAGTGAGCGATCACGCCAAGCTGTCCCCATCGAAGCGCAGCCGCTGGGCCTTGTGCCCCGGCAGCATTCGAGAGGAGGCCAAATACCCTGACACCGGTAGCGGCCCCGCTGCTGCCGATGGGACACACTCGCACACGTTGCTGGAGCACTGCATCAAGAACGGCTTGTCGGACCCAATGGATCAGGTGGGGGAAACCTTTGCCGATCATGAGGGTGAGTTCAAGGTCGATGCGGATCGTGCAGCGCGGGTCAAGGTCGCCATCGAGTACATCCGTGAGCGGTCCATGAACGGCATGTTCAAGGTGATCTCCGAGCAGCGCGTTGACCCCCAGCACCTGTTGGGTCGTGACGATCTGTCGGGCACCGTGGACTGCCAGATCATCGGCCCTGACTGGATCGAGATCATTGACTACAAGGACGGCATGGGTGTGGTGAGCGCCGAGGGTAACCTTCAGCTTGAGCAGTACGGCTACGGGGTGCTGGCAGGCTACAAGCTGCCCGTGAACGTCGAGTACCCGTGCAAGACGATCCGCATGACCATCATCCAACCCAAGCTGGCTCTGAAGGGCATGAAGCCGATCACCTCGGCTGACCGCGATGTGCGTGACATGCTGACCAACATGGGTACAATCATCGTGCAAGCTGCCGCAACCGATGCACCGGATGCACCGCTTGTCCCGGGCGAAAGTCAATGTAAGTTCTGCCGCGCCAAAGGCTCTTGCGCCGCGCTGGCAGGTAACGTAATGAAGGAGGTAGGAATCATGTTCCAACCAGTCGTAACCCAAACACTCGATGTCGCGCAGCAATCTGCCGACAAAGACCCGGCCCAGATGGACGATGCCCAGATTCGTCAGATCATGGAAGCCGCTCCCCTGATGCGCCAACTCCTCGAAGCCGTCGAGAAGGAAGCCCTGCGCCGCCTCGAAGCTGGTACTCCCATCCCCGGCCTCAAACTGGTCCACGGTCGTGGCTCTCGTGCTTGGGCGCTACCCGAGGAGGAGATGGCCGAGAAGCTGGTCAAGATGGGCATCCCCAAAACCGCGATCTACGAAACCAAACTTGTCACCCCTGCCAAGGCTGAAAAGCTGACGTGGGAAAAGCGTGACGGCACGAAGGTGTCCCTGACCGACCGCCAACTTAAGCGGATGGATCAGGAGTACGTCACCAAGCTGGCTGGCAAGCTGACCGTGGTCCCCGAATCTGACAGCCGTCCCGCTGTCATCACGAATGCTGCACCGATGTTCAGTGCAGTAGAAGCAGCACCCGCTGCCGAATCCCTGCCCTCGTGGCTTTCTTAAACTGGAGTAATCGTAATGTCTGAAATCATTTTTCTGAGTAACGTCCGTCTGTCCTTTCCCCACCTCGCCGAACCCCAGAAGCAGGTCAACGAGCAGACCGGTAAAGAGCGCATCTCGTACAACTGCGAGTTCATCATGCCGCTCGATCACGCTGGCTTCCAGCAGTTCATGCAAAAGTACGGTGCGATGGCACTGGAGAAGTGGAAAGAACACGCCCAGACCGTCATGGGCATGATCCAGAATGACCGCAAGCTGCGCTGCTTCGGTCGTGGTGAGGAGAAGGTCAACAAAAAGACCTTCCAGCCCTACGATGGCTACGCTGGTCATGTGTTCATCACCGCTGGCCGCGACTCGCAGCCGCAGATGATCCAAGCCGATGGCTCCCCCATCGACCCGGCCAACACGATGGCGTATCAGCAGCTCGCCCGCAAGATGTATGGTGGTTGCCGAGTCAACGCTGCCGTCAAGCCGTGGCTGCAAGAAAACAAACATGGCCGTGGCATCCGCTGCGACCTGATTGCCGTGCAGTTCGCTGGCGATGACACACCGTTTGGCGAAGGTGCCGTGGACGCATCGAACCTGTTCGGCGCTGTGGCTGGTGCACCGGGTGCTGTGGCTCCGGGCTTTGCTCCTGCTGTCCCCGGCTTTGCCGCACCTGTTGCTCCCACCATGCCGATGGGCCTGCCGCCTTTTATGACGGGTCAGTGATTAACCCGGGGGCTTCGGCCCCCGTCATCGAGTAACCGTAATGAGTAACGACTATGTGTTCGATATTGAAACATTTCCCAACGTCTTCACGTTGGCGGTTGAACATGCCGACGCCCCGCTGCGCTGGATGTTTGAGATCAGTGACTGGCGCAACGACTCCCGCGAGATCATCGAGTTCCTGACTTACCTCAAGCAAACCGATGCCCGCATGGTGGGCTTCAATAACCTCGGGTTCGATTACCCAGTCCTGCACACCCTGATCCGCATGGGTCATAGTGACGCCAACACGCTGTACCAGAAGGCGATGGCGGTCATTGGATCGCAGGACGAAGATGGCAGCAAGTGGATGCACCTCGTCAAGCCATCCGACCAGTTTGTCACTCAAATCGACCTGTTCAAGATTCACCACTTCGACAACAAGGCCCGGGCAACTAGCCTCAAGGTGCTGGAGTTCAACATGCGATCCGACAACATTGAGGACTTGCCGTTCAAGGTGGGCACCACGCTGACCCGTGAGCAGGTCGAGGTGCTCAAGAAGTACAACCAGCACGATGTGGCGCAGACCAAGGCGTTCTATCACAAGTCGCTGGACATGATTGCGTTCCGTGAAGAACTGACGCGCAAGTACGCCCGAGATTTTCTTAACCACAATGACACCAAGATCGGCAAGGACTACTTCGTCATGAAGCTGGAGGAAGCCGGTGTTGCCTGCTACGACTACGGCGACAAAGGTCGCACACCCCGGCAGACCAAGCGTCCAGTGATTCATCTCAAGGATGCCATCCTGCCGTGGATCAAGTTTGAGCAGCCTGAGTTCAACCGTGTCATGGGCTGGCTCAAGCAGCAGTCAATCACTGAAACCAAAGGGGTCTTCACTGACCTGACCGCAACCATCAATGGATTCACTTTTGTCTTCGGCCTTGGCGGCATCCACGGCTCCGTCGAATCGGAAATCATCGAGTCAGATTCTGAACACATCATCGTGGACCTCGATGTCACTTCGTACTATCCGAACTTGGCAATCACGAATGGGTTCCACCCGGCCCACCTCGGCAAAGAGTTCGTCGCCATCTACAAGTACCTGTTCGAGCAGCGCAAGTCGTACCCCAAGAAGTCCGCAGAATCGGCCATGCTGAAGCTGGCGCTCAACGGCGTCTACGGCGACAGCAACAACCAGTTCTCTGTCTTTTACGACCCGCTGTTTACCATGAGCATTACGCTCAACGGGCAACTGCTGCTGTGCTTGCTGGCCGAGGGTCTGATGCACATCCCGGGCCTGCGCCTGATCCAAGTGAACACGGACGGTCTGACCGTGCGGGTGCCGCGCACTCACAAGGTGCTGGTCGATCTGGCCCGCATGGCGTGGCAGGAGCGCACTGGTCTGAACCTTGAGGAAGCCGTCTACAAGGCCATGATGATCCGCGATGTCAACAACTACATCGGTGTGTTCGACCCAGCGTTTGTCAAACCCGGTGACCCCACTGTCAAGCGCAAAGGGGCTTACGAGTGGAAGGTCGGCTGGCACCAGAATGCCGGTGGTCTGGTCATCCCCAAAGTAGCCGAGAAGGTGCTGGTCGAGGGTGCGCCGATTCGTCAGACTGTTGAGAACTGGCCCGACATCATGGACTTCATGTTGCGCACCAAAGTGCCCCGCAGCAGCTACTTGGCTATCGAGTGGGACGGTAAAGGTTCCCAGTTGCAAAATACAACGCGCTACTACATTGCCGTTGGCGGCGGTCGTCTGTTCAAGTGGATGCCGCCTCTCAAGGGTAAGATCGAATGGCGCAAGATCGGCGTCGAGAGTGGCTGGAGTGTCCAGCCATGCAACGACATCAAGGATGCTGGCAAGCTGCCGGTGGACTTCGACTATTACGTCCGTGAAATTGAAAAACTCACACTGGGGTTAGCATGAAAGCAAGAGACATTCAAATCGGTGGTGACCACTACAAGAACATGGGCGTTGAGCCTTGGGATGTGGTGGACACATGGCCCATCGAGCAGCGCATCGGGTTCTACCGTGGTGGTGCGCTCAAGTACGTCATGCGCATGGGCACCAAGGACGAGAACGCACAAGAGATTCGCAAGGGTGCTCACTACTTGCAAAAGCTGGCTGAAGTGCTGCAAGAACGTGATGACGACATCAAGCACCAACTCGATGCGGGGTGCCGAGGTGCTTGAGAAACAAATTGAATCCAAGGTCTGCGAGTACGCCAAGACCAAGAACGTGCTGGTCTACAAGTTCACCAGCCCCGCTCGTGCTGCGGTTCCTGATCGTTTGTTCATCCGGCCTGACGGGCGCATGTGGTTCTGCGAGTTCAAACGCAGTGGTCAAAAACCCACAGAAGCACAGAAGCGTGAGCACCACAGGCTGCGCCAGCACAAGGTGTCGGTGTTCGTCATCGACAACGTAGACGAGGGCATGGCGATGGTGGACACGATGGTGATGGGAGCAAAACCCGTGTATCATGGTTAGAGTGCAACTCTGGCAAATATCATGATCACTCAAGCCCGACTCCACGAACTGTTTATCTACGACGCAGGCCGACTGCTGCGAATAAAAGCTGTGAAGGGATCACCCATGTTCACAGAGATCGGAACCACCAAACCGAAAGGGTATCGAGTTGCGGTCGTGGATGGAAAAACGTATCGGGTGCATCACCTCGTGTGGATGTATTTCCACGGGCACTTTGTTCCGGAGTTAGACCACATCAACCGTAGACGATACGACAACAGGATCGAGAATTTGCGTCCCTGCAATCATTCCCAGAACCTTGGCAACGCGAGAGCGCGTGTCCACAAATACAAGGGTGTGACATTGTGCAAAGCCACTGGGAAATGGCGGGCGCAGCTGAATGGACATCTCGGTCGATTTGACACCATTGAGGAAGCAGCACTCGCGTACAACGCAGCAGCAACCGAGCACTACGGCGAATTCGCACACTTGAACAAGGTAACGTAATGAAGTTATTGACACCGGAGTTAATGCACGACTACCAGAAAAAACTGGTGAATTTTCAATGCACTCGCCCACATTCAATGATCTGGGCAGATATGGGATTGGGAAAGACAGTCACCACTCTTACCTCGATTGTTCACCTGATCAACACCGGCTTCCTGCGTGGCGTGATCATCGTGGCCCCGATCCGAGTCATCCGGCTGGTGTGGCGGCAGGAGGCTGCGAAGTGGGAACACACCAAGCATCTGCGGTTCAGCATGGTAGCGGGCACCAAGGATCAGCGCACCCGCGCTCTCTTGCGCCCCGCCGATGTCTACATGATCAATTACGAAAACCTCGGCTGGCTTTCTGAGACATTGCAGACCTACTTCGTCAAAAAGGATCGCCCGATGCCGTTCAACGGAATCATCTGGGACGAGATCAGCAAGATGAAGAACTCCAGCACTAACCGGGTCAAAGCGTTTCGCAAGATCGCGGACCAGTTCGACTGGACTACGGGACTCACCGGCACCCCTGCCAGCAACGGTTACAAAGACCTACATGGTCAGTTCCTCGTCGTAGACCGGGGTGAGCGTCTGGGTACCAGTAAGACGGCGTTCCGCACCCGGTTCTACCGCAAAGTGGGACCGTACAAAGAGGTGCCGTATGAGGACACCGAGGACACCATCAAGAAGCTGATCGGTGACATCACGCTGGAGATGAGCGCCGAGGACTACAACCCGCTGCCTGACTTGATCGTGAACAACGTGGAGATCGAGATGCCTGATGATCTGCGCGCCAAGTACGACCGGCTGGAGAAGGAGTTCTTCCTCGTACTCGACAGTGGCAAGGAGGTTGAAGCGTTCAACCAAGCAGCCCTGACCAACAAGTGTCTCCAGTTCTCCAACGGTGCCATGTACCCGATTGCCGGGATGCCGCTGTGGGAACCGGTGCATGACATGAAGCTGGACGCGCTGGAGGACATCCTCGACGAGGCGCAAGGGTCGCCAGTGCTGTGCGCCTATGCGTACCGCAGTGACGCCGAGCGCATCATGACCCGGTTCAAGGCGCTGCGCCCGATCAACTTGACCGAGTGCAAGAGCGAGGCGTCTTTGACCAACGCGATGCACCGCTGGAAGACTGGCGATTGCCAACTGATGATCGGCCACCCGGCGTCGATGGGTCATGGCATCGACGGTCTTCAGAAGAACGGCCACATCCTCGTGTGGTATGGCCTCAACTGGTCGCTTGATCTGTACGAGCAGTTCAACGCCCGTGTCCGGCGTCAGGGTCAGGGTGCCCCGGTCATGTGCCACCGCATCCTGATGCAAAACACGCTGGATCAAGCGCAAGCACTGGCCCTCGACGAGAAGGCCACAACCCAAGCAGGGCTGCGCAACGCAGTCAAACAGTATCGTCAATCCAAAGGAGTATGAACATGAGTTACGCAGAAGTCGAAATGAAAGTGGTGCAGTGGGGCGAGGCCCGTGGCATCGTGCAGAACGCCACCGCGATGTCGCAGGCCATCAAGACACTCGAAGAAACCACCGAGTTGCTTGCCGCCATCAACAAAAAGAACCTTGACGAAACCAAGGACGCCATCGGTGACATCGTGGTCACGCTGATCATGGTGTGCGCGGTGCTCGACCTCGATCTGGTGTCATGCCTCAAGGGTGCCTATGCCGAGATCAAAGACCGCAAAGGGTACCTTACAAAAGAGGGTGTATTTGTCAAAGAAGTGTGATACACTTGTGTCACATTAACTGCTGAAGGAGTAACTGTAATGTGGAATGAATTTGTGCAATGGTTCAAGACAGCGTACACAATGCCCAGTGCGGAGCAAATTGCTCTGCGGGAACTGGAGGAGTCCAAGCGCAGGCTACTTGAAGCCCAGAGCAGCCGTGAGTACGCAATATCTATGTGCAATTATTACGAGTCGAAGATCAAACGTCTTACGACTTATTTGCACAATGCAACTCAGGAGCAATCATGAAACTCTGGTGCGACTGCTGTGACAAGGTTCAGCCCGTTGAAGTGACGGATGAGCGTTGCGCAAAGACCTACGCCGCATACCAAGACATTGTGTGCACCGAGTGTCGTTTGGTGATTGCATCGGGCAACGATATTCGATGTGACCATGAAGCATGTGCGCGAGTGGTCGATGAAATGGCAGACGAGATGGAGCGAGAACAAGAACCGAGTTCTACCGTCGCATGGGTCAGGGGTAAAGCCGCAGCAATCCGCGCAAGGGGTCAATCGTGAGAAAACGCAGCAAGTACAGACCCAAGGGTGTGCGCCTCGATACGATGGGGTACGTCATGGAGAGTCTCAAGCCAGTCACCAAGCACGAGGACTACCTGCTGGACCTCAAGATCAAGAACTCGCAGGCCATGCTGGCGCTGATGCGCGGATCAGCTACCAAGGGCGACATGGACACCCTGATCGCCATGTCCAACATCGTCGAAGCCCTGTACCAACTGGGGTTTGGGTCTGAGTACAAAGACGTGGCAATCAACGGACGCGAGGCGATCTTGAACATTGTGCACCGGGCAGTGACAACCAAGCGGTTCGTGCCCACAGCCGAGCAGATCAAGGCGCTTCAGAATCTCATGGAACTGCATGACGCCCAGATGGACGTGATCACGATCAAGGACATGGAGCGGGCGTTGGAGTTTGCCCGCACCCAGTTCGCCAACAAACGCATGACAGTGCTGCCCAAACTCGAAGGAGTACCGACATGAACTGCTGCGACGAGTTTGGGAAATGCCATCAAGGGTGCAACTGCCCCGTGAGAGTTGCCAAGGTGGGTCAACGATACCCCAAGTATCCCGAGCCGCCGTTTGTGCCCTACCTCAACCGGCAACTCAGGTCACTGGCGAAGTGGATGCTGTTGGCACTTCTGGGTTGGCTGATCTGGATGCCACTGATTTACTTTGTCTTGCGGGCGTAGAACAGAGTACGATCGCCGAACAGGTAGAAGCCCACGGCAGCGGCGAAGTTGTCCACCGAGGCGCTGTCCATGTTGTTCAGCTTGAGGGTGGCCCATGTGCCCAGCACAATCACGGCCACCGAGGGGCGCATGAGGCGCACAGCAGCCTCAACCCACGGGTACGAGGGGTTGGTACCCCCTGCGTCATTCATCGCCTTGAACATGTCCAGATCAAGCTGGCGCATCTTGACATACTCGTCCACGTTCACCGGCTTGTAGGTGTCGGTCTGGATGAACCGACCGATCAGGGATTTCCCTAAGTCAACGGCCAACGGTCCAAGGGCTGCGAGTATGGTCAACGGGTCCATCATGGATACTCCTTACGAGGTAGTTGGAAGTGTGGCCCATCTTTGAAAGTTCTCCATGCGCCACCCCATTCGATTGGCACATCGACCTGCTTGGCCGCTTCCTGCATGGCAGCGTTGATCTTGGCATACAGGGGCCACGACCAATCGACTTGATCATCCACCCAAGCCCCGAGGTCCACTGCTTTGGCGAACCCATCGGCTCCGGGGATGTGGCGCGAGTTCATGGTTTGACTGGCTCCAGCCTCCACCAGCTTCTTCTGGCGCACGGGGTCACGGACACCTTCGAGTACGGTGAAGTCCACCGTGGTCAGGCTGATTGCTCTTTCAACCACCTTGACCAGATCGGGGTGAACGCCCTTGAGTCTCGCTTTGGATCGGACACCAAGGGTGTACATGATCAAGCCTTCCAGTGGCTCGTGATCCAGCCGATGACCCCACCGACACCTGATGCGATGGTCATACCCATCCAGAAACCGCCTTTGGACTTGTTGGCAAGTTCGAGAAGTTGGTCAATTTGGTTTTCCATCTTGTCAATTTTCTTGTCCATTGCTTGTACGCGCTCCCAAAGAACACCGTACTTCACCGGGTCGATTTCTGGAGTATTCATGTCACACCAACGAGTCAGCGATCAGTTTGAGTTCGGGTACACCGGGGGCAGAGTCGATGTCCGACTGGATGGCGGCATACTTCTCGCGGATGGCCTGACGCGCAGCTTCAGCAGCAGCGGCTTCAGAGGGGATGGTGGCCTTGATGTCCAGAGGCGCGAACTCGGCTGAACGAGCAGCACGGCGCTTGTCGTGAACGATGGCCTTGGCCTTGTCGATGTTGATGGTGATCATGCTGCGTACTCCCATGCACCACGGAAGGTGCGATCTTCGGGGATGTCGGATACATCCACGATCTTGTAAGGCTTGCCAGCAGGAACGTCCTTGGCAGCGATTTCCTCGATGCTCAGGCCGCACTCGGCAGCGGGAACGATGACGGCCACGCCACCTTCGTCAGTTGGGTAAATGATTCGTTGATTCATTGTTTTCTCCTTTTAGCGGAAGATGGCTACAAAAACGATAGGTGTGTCCAATGTACCCCCTACATTATTTATAGTGTATAGACGAACTGCACTTGCTGTCTGTGCAACACTATCAGCAGGAAGTGCTAAATATCCACCAGAACCAGTACCATTTCTTCCGCAAGAAGCTACGGTTGAATAATTCGCATCCGGCATTGCAGTCGTAAAGTTCACCGTGTAATCGCCTGTGCCGTTATCCGTGATACTGGACACATTCCCACTCGCACGAATCGCCACAGTACCAGTTCCGTTGAAGTTCACCCATGCACGGCAGGGGTAGATGGGGGCGGTGCCGGAGACAGTGGCGAACTGCGCCGAGTTGATGTTGGGCGTGGTGAATGTGGGGCTGGCAACCGTGGTCGCCAGCGTCGATGCGCCAGTGATGGTGCCGTTTCCGTCTATCGTGATTGGCATATTCTTGGCTCCTGATTAACGGAAGATTGCTACACAAGCGTATGGAACGTCTACATTACCAGCAGTGACTCGCCAAGAGGTCATGCGAACCGCAGTAGTAGACGGAGCCGTTGTTGAGTTAATGTTGAATGATGTTCCGTTTTCTGTTGCATATACGCGGTCGCATTGCGCTGTTACCGAGTAGTTCGCATCCGGCATCGCAGTTGTGAAATTGACGGTATAGTCGCCAGTCCCGTTGTCAGTGATCGAACTGACGTTACCCGAGGCTCGGATGGCGACGGTACCAGTACCGTTGAAGTTGACCCATGCGCGAGCAGCATACACGGGCGCAGTGCCCACGTTGCCCAGCGCCGGGGCGCTGGTGCGGTACCAAGTTGTGTTCGATTGGCGGTACACGAAGCTCATGGCGCTGTTGGCAGGCATCTGGGCAACTTGTGTGCCGCCGATGCTCTGACCCGTGTTGCCGTTAATCGTGAGCGCCGTGATCTCTTGCGTCGTGGTGATAGTGATCACCATGCCGTCAGCAGGCGAACCCGGCATCGTGATCGTGCCGGTAGCCAGCGTACCCGCAGGCGCTGCGATCAGCGTCGTGGTGCCAGTTGCGAAGGTGTACGAGAAGCCAGTCGTCAGGACTTGAAAGTCATACGACTGCAATACACCGTTGTTTCCATCAATTTTTGTTGGCATGGTGTTTACTCGTACAAGATGTTGATGGAACCGGCGTCAAAGGTGTCTGTGCCGTTGACGGTGGTGATGCGGACACGGTCGAGGGTGCCGGATAGGACTCTAATACCCCCAAGTGTGTATGTTGAAGTTGTGCCCGTATCTCCAAGCGTTCCACTACATGACCAAGTGCCAGTAGCTGAATCAACCAATGAAAGAGTTAAAAAACCAATCAATGCGGTTGCGGCATTACCTGATCTGACAGTAAACCCTGTGGTATATGCAGAAACGCCAGCAGTTCCTGCATTAATCGAAGACGCAGTACATGCATACCCAGATGTTTGAACCCCCCCAGATGTGCCAATTTGAATCATGGGGGAACTCGTCCCGTTCGTACTCACCCCGTTGAACATCACCGTAATTCGCTTGACCCACGAGGGGATGCCGGTGAAATCAATCGAAGTACCCGAGGTGGAGGCAACAGCAGTACCAGACACCAATGTGCCGCTGACACCATTGACAGCAACAGTACCCGCGCCCGCAGGCATCGTGGCAACAAAGTTGCTGGCCGTGGCTGGCGGATTGATCTCTACCGATCCGCCGCTTGCCGAAACTAATTTAACGCCCATGACGGCTCCTTAAACGATTGACCAGACGCTGCCACTTGGCACGGTCACAGTGATGCTGTCAGCAACCGAGACAGGACCAAAGGTGCCAGCGTTCTTGTCAGCAGGAATGGTGTAGTTCTGCGTCACGATCAAACTATTCTCGAAGAAAATCGTGTCTGCACCACCACCTGTTGCACCACCACCCAATGCGCCCCATGCGCCGTTGTACCCCTCGAACTTGGTCGTGGTGCTATTGTACCGAACCATGCCCGCTTCGGGGCTGGCAGGACGCTCACCAGTGGTGCCCACGTTCATGATCGCAGCACCTGTGCCCTCAAGAGTCAACAGGTCCACCACGTTCAAATTGGTGAAGGTGCCTTCGTTGGGCACCGCGCTGCCGATAGCGGGTGGGGACGCAAACGAGTTGGTGGTCACTGGGACGGACACGTAATCAACGGTGAACAGCGTCACATCGTTGGCGTCGGTCAGAACGTATTTGTAGGTGGTTGTGTCAGTCAGCCACACGTTAGCCTGACCCGCCGAGTCCAGAATCACCGGGTTGGTGTTCAGGGTGGCTTGAGTGTTGTCCGTGTACGTGGCAATCGGGGTCGTGGTGCCCGCTGCGTAGGTGTACAGTTTTCCACCGACAAGAGGCAACCCATCGGTCCCGAAGAACTGGAGTTTGGGGGTTGGGGATAGTGATGCCATGTCTTAGTCCTTGTGGGATTCTAACTAATTGTGGTCAGCGCACAAAGTCATTTTCAACATTGCGCTCGGGGGCCAACATATTCACACCAGCAGCAGTACCACCGGTTACCGTGGCGCGGGCTGGCGCAGTCCATTTCGACGGGTCACCGATCAGTTGAAGCACCTTGCTGCGCTCGGCGGCAGGCAGCGACTCCAACAGATTCGCGGCACCCTCGGGGGTTTTAAGTGCCTCGGTCAACGTCGCCATTGTCTTCTGACCGATCTTGTTTTCCAAGATGTTCAGCGCCTTGTTGGTCGTTGCAGCCACGGCGCTCAGGTACGACGGTAGACGGAACTTGCTCATGTTCTGGAGCAGCAGTTCCTTTAGAGCCGTTTGACCACCCTCGACTTGGGACTTGATGTTGGCGTTGCGGATAACCTTGGTCGCCTCGGACTGCAAGGTACCTAGCGTATCTTCAGCCAACTCGACTGCGATGTTGTACTTACCCGGACCGAGAATCTTCTCCACGGCTTCGGGGGATTCGTTCTGCACGAGTCGCACAAACGCATTCTTGTCGGTTTTCCACAGCTTCAGCGCCTCACCGGTCAACTGCTTCTCGGCAATCTGCTGAGACAGTTTGGCGTGTTCCTTGAGATACTCGCGGTAGCCCGCACCACCCGCTGCCTCAATAGCATCGTCGATCACGGGCTTCACACGGCTCAAAACGCCAGCGGCGAGGTTGCGTTGGCTGGTGGCGTCCATGCCGGGGCGAAGCTGCTGGATCGCAGCATTGACCGAGTTCTTACGGATGGCGTCAAGAGCGCGGGCGTCGATGATGCCGCCACTGCTGGTCCACTTGGCAATATCGTCCGACACGTTGCGCAAAGCACCCAGCAGCACGTCGTTACCAGCAAACTCGGGGTTGTTTGCCACAGCCTTGAGGCTGCGCACCAGCGGCTCACCTTCGAGGGGTTTGATGCCCACCGAGCGCAGAGCGCCAGCAGCCTGTTCGGCAAACCGAGCACCTTGACCCAGATCGAGTGAGGCTTGCGCAGCGGCGTTGGACCACTCGTTGAACGCCTTTTCAGCCAGTTCCCCGCCGTAGGTGTACTTGGTCAAACCGACTGGTAGATTCTTTTTGATCAGGCTCAACCGGGCGTTGGCGGTCGCCAGATCACCCAGTTCCATCAAACGGCGAACCTCTTGCACCTTGGCAGCAGCTTGCTCACCGAGTTCGGCAGACAGACCCTCCAGACGGGCGACTTCTTTGCCGAGGTTGGCACGGTCAAGAGCAGCCTCGCGCATCGGGGTGGTGACGGTGCGGGCGGCTCCTTTTGCAGCTTCCGTGGTTGCGCGAACGTCGGCAGCAGTGGTGCCACCGGCCAGCTTGGACAGGGCGTTCAGAGACACTTCACCTTGAGACTTCTCCAGCGCCGCCAAGAAACGGGGATCGCGCTTGGTGGCTCGGTCGATCAAAGCCTGCCATGTGGGGCTGTTGATGTCCGCAGTAGCTTGCGCGGCGCTTACACCTTGACCTTGGTTGGCGCGAAGCATATTAAGCGCCTCGGGTAGATCAGGACCAAGAGCATTGCGGGCAATATCCGCAGCTTTGTTTTTGGGGATTTGACGCAGATCGGCCAGTTTACCCAGTCCTTGCTGAATGAACGGGCCAGCGACTCGACCACCGGCTTCAAACGTGGCACCTTCGAGGATGTTGCGCACAGGCTCAACGACCTGTGCAGCACCTTGGCGCGGAGCCTTGCCGCCAAAATAAACGTCAGCCAGTTCAAGGGCTTCTTTAGCAATACCGTAACCTAATCCTGCGCCAGCGACGCCACCGGTTGCAGTTCCCACAGGGCCGAGCACAGTGCCCGCAGTGCCGCCAACAATACCACCACCGGCAGCACCCAGCGCCTCGACTGTGGGGGCGACATATGGGCGCACTGTTTGCCACCAATTCGGCTCTTGACGAGCACCGGGGATGCCTTCGGGTGCGGCGGTGCGCGGGCGCAGGGATTCAGGCAGTTGAGGTGCTGCGATTGCGGGGACGCCGAACTTCACCCGAATGGCTTCCTGCGTGGCAGGGTTTGCATTGGTGAAGTTGGGGTCTTGTGCGGAGAACTTGTCAAAGATGGCCCGCTTGGTTGCCTCATTGGCGTTGACATAGTTCGGGTCGGTAAGGATCGAAGCCAGATTTGCCATGTGACTTCCTTACTTCTTGAGCAGCGGATTGTTCATGTCAACGCCGCCAGCGGGAGCAGCACCCGGAACACCACCGGGACGGGCGGCGCGTTTCTGAGCGTTCTCGACACCCTTGCGAATCACGTCTTGCAAGTCCATCGCGGCGCGGATGAACTCTTTCTCGTCAGTCGAGATAGACATCCGGTTGATGGCGTCGGTACCCTTTTGACCTTCTTTTTCCGTGATGGCACCGCCACCCTTGAGCGCCTCGAAGGCTTCAAGGAACGAAGCACCCTTGATCTGGTCGAAGCGGGACATGAAGCCCGCAGCGTCGGTGCCGGGAATGAACCGAGCACCCGGGAGCCAAGTGGCACCCACGGCATTTTGGAAGCCGGGGTGAGGCTTTTCACCCTTGAGTAGTTGACCGGTTTTGGAGTCACGCTTACCAATCAACTCGTCAATCAGACGAATGCCTTCTTCGGCGCGACTGATGACCTTGGGCAACGCTTGCTGTGCCGTGACATCGCCTTTGGCGATTGCTTCACCCACAGCCTTTGCGCCAGCCATGCGCTGCTGGAACGCAGGATCGGCATCCCGACGTGCGTTTTCTTCCAGCACGGCAACACGGCGACCTTCCAATCC